GTTTAGGTGTTGCTCCTTTATATCCAAGTCCACGAGCTGAGGCATCCATTGCATCTGCTACTGCTTCAAAAGCTGGTGAGCTTTGTGACTCTCCAAATATCCTACGCAAATTTACTTTTGCAAACTCTGCTGGGTCTGCTGTTTTTGTTACATTAAAGTTTGGAGTTTTAAAGATACTGTCTTCAATATCTTCTACTAACTGAGCAAATTTTCTGTATTGAGAATTAAGGGTTCTTAACTCTGGTGAAATAGTATCAAGTTTATTTGAATAAATATCTCTAAAAACATCAAACATACTTCTTGGTCCTTCTGGTGTTTCAATAATTATATTCCCTACTCCTGCAAAATTAGCTTCTCTTTTTAATTTACTAAACAATTTGTCTTTTCCTCTTATTTGAAGTGGTGTTTGTATATCTCCACCTTCACTTGCAAGGTTATAAAGTTCTTGTATTATTGTTCTTTCTGCTGGAGTATATTCTGAACCAGTAAAATCTAACTTAACTCCTTTTTTTGTATATTGTGGAAGGATTCCTTGATTTGAAAGAATATCATCAATCTGACCAAAACTTTCCTGCATATTTATTGTTTCAGTTTTTGAAAGTGTTTTTGTTAAATCTCCAAGTTTTTGCCCTATTGCTTCCTTTTGTTTATAGACTAAGTCAAATTGTTGAGTAGCTAGTTCTCCTCCTACTATTGTTGGTTGTCTTTTTGGTCCTATTTTATTAGGTGACTCTTCTGCTATGGCAAGAACATCACTAAATGCCCTAAGGGTTGCATCGTCTGAGTCACTTATAGTGTTTATAATTCTTTCATCAAGGTTAGATTTCATAGCATTTTTAACTGCTGGTGTTGCTGTACGTATTTTATTTGCACGAACACCAGCTTCTGCAATAGTGTCTTTAACTCTATCGAATGCTCTAGGTACACGAGAAGCAATGTCTGATGAGATTTGACCAACACCACTGTCTGCAACACTCCTTACTCCTGATGTTATAGCATCAGTTGTAGCATCTATGCCTGCTGTAACAGCCTTTTGTGCAACCTTTACACCTTTAGCAGCACCCCCTACACCAATAAATTCTCCTACGAGAGAAACTACGCCACCAACGGCATCAACATCACGCTGTTGTTCTGGAGATAGACTATTATATTTATTTACGATACCTTGTACCTCTGGGTTAGCCATTACTTTAGCACCGAACTTTGTAATAACATCAGTTACGTCTTTTTCTGTTTTATCTGAAAGTAGCATATTCACACCACCCTTAAATACAGCACCTATGGCGCCTGCTCCTGCACCTGCTAGTAGTCCTGTTGCTTGTAGCAATGAACGGACACTGCTTTGTTCTCCTGATTCCATAGCTGTTCTAATATCATCTTCACGTCTTTTGTACCGATATGAATTTTCTACAATGTCTTCACCGATACCTGTGAAATCTCCTGCTGTTTCTTTTACCCTAGACAAAAATGTTGGTGGTGGTTGATTAGCCCTTAGTTTAGCCAGAAGATTACTCCCTGTGTCTAAGTTGTCATTTACTTTTATTCCTAGTTTTTCTCTAGCTTCTAAAATTTGTTGTGGTGTTAACATATAATTATAATCCAATTACTTGCAATATCTCCTCCGCAGAATAATCAGGGTATTGTTCCAAAATACTTTCAATCTGAGCTGTGTGAATTGGGTTTGAATGAAATTCCGATAGCTTTTTTTCGTAAGCCTCGGAGCCTTCAACTTCTGCGTAGGGAACGCCGAATCTTTGCTCATAATCTATCTTATAGTATTTGCTGATAATATTAAGTGATTCTTGTACTTTCTTTTCTGAAATTTTAAATTTACCAGTTCCTCGTCTATCATCCCCCGAACCTTTATAGATTTGTCCTGCACTTAATACTGTTGCAGCATCCCCAACTGCCTGACGTTCACCGTTTGATAAAGCACCAAAAGTTACTCCGTCTGATTTTACCCTTCCTAGTTCATCAACAGTAAGTTTAGCGATAACGTTTACCATTCCCGCTCTCCAGTCGTTTGTTTTTACTCTAAATATAATCGGAACACTTCTTAATAAGCCAGCACTTGTAGAAAGACCTACACCAGATTTAGCTAATTCATCTACTGCAAAGATTTTATCTCGTAGTCTTTCTTTAACTAACGTCATATCTCCTGCACCAGGTAAAACTGGGTCTGATAAAGAACCATCAGAGTGTTGAATATAATCTACTCCGTTTATTTTTACTACCTTACTGTCTGAATTTGATCTATTTAAATCTTGTCTAAGTTTCTGCATTTGCAATGCAAGCATAGGGTCTTTTATTTTACCTACCAATTTAGCCAAATCTTGTTGGTATGTTGGCGACTTAGGAGAAAGTAAAGACATTTCTTGTGCTAGTTCCCCTTGATTATTTTTTATAGCTTCTATTTTATATACTTCTAATTGCTGTAATGTATTTTTCTGCTCGTCATATTCACGCTTTTCCTTATTTATCATCAAGTCTATCTGATTTCTTTCTGCTTGATTCCACGAGTCCTTATTTAAATCTTTTGCGTATTCTAGTCCCATTATCTTAGTTTCGATAGGAGCAAGGTCTGACGCTACTTTGTCTTTAGCTTTTTGCATAGCAGAGTTATAGTCGCCTTTGTAAACATCTTTTACTATTGCTAGGTTAGCAAGATCGCTTACTGTTTTTCTTTCTTGTTCACTGAAACTTCGTGACGCTAGTGTCTGTGTTAGGTTAGGGTTTCTGTAAAGTTCGTCTTTGTAGTCTCTGAGACCTTTTCCAAGTGAAATCATTTGAGTATCTATGTTTCGTACTCTCTCGCTAATATCACTAGCACCAAAACTGTTTGCTAGTGCAGTCTCTTTTCCTTTTACTATCCCTGCTTCTTCAAGTAGGCTTTGATAGTCTAAAATGTTTGTGTCTTTTTCTTGATTTGCTTTTAGTGCGTTAGCATTAAACTGCATATCTAATTCAGCACTTTGAGTAAGTGAATTACCTAGAAGCGATGTTGTTGTAGAGCTTATATCTTTAGGAAGAATTGTCTCTGTTATTGGTCTTAGGTCCGTGCCTTTTATTGTTGTATCCATATTATGTATTGTTGATTTCTGGTACTAAAGATCCATTCTTGTCGTATACTTTTTGTAAAAACTGTACTTCTCGGTTGACTATCTCTCTTGCGGAAGTTTTGAAGCTGGTGTCTGATAGTTGTTTAAATTTCTTTTCCAGTTCGTCTATTCTTATTTGTAGGTCTTTTATTTGTTTCTCCATATAATTATACTATATTTTTAAGATATTCGTATTTGTAATTAAACTCTAAAAGTGAAGCACTACCGCCCGTGCTTTCAATATCAAACTCTATTTCTTTATAATTACCTAGAGCTGTTCCATTTATATCGTAGAGAGCCTCGTATGCAATCGAGTTTACACCTGTGAAGTCGCATATCTTAGTTCGGGTATCCTCTCCATTTTTCTTGTAGTAAATTGATATTGTCTGACCTGTAACTAATGGCTCTGTTATTATTTCAATACCGTGTAGCTTTTTTTCTATCTGAGAGTTACCTTCATTCATTTTTTCTGTAGTGTAAAGAGCTATGTTTCCATAAGTTGAATCAGATAGTCTTTTAATACCTCCATCTTTTTGAACGAAGAATACTTGTTGAGCAAATCCAAAGACATTCTCTGGCATTCCAAGTCCTTCTGTGTCAATCATCAAAGCTAGAGATAGCATTCCGTCTGAGTTCTTTCCTACACTCCAAAATCCTTCGCTAAAAGTATCTCCAGCAGATGTTTTTGGTATTCTTGCATAGAAAAGAGTCTGTTCATTTCTGAATAGCTTGAAGTTTGAAACTGCACGCTCCCAATAGTCTAAATATGTGGAATCGTCAATAATTGCAGGTACTTCTATGACGTGAGTCTTTTCCATTTGTCCGTTGCCTACATATTGCTTAATTTCCATTGTTGGTTTGTTTCCTGACTTGATAGCATCATCTATGAAATTATCTACAACACAAAAGAGTGTATCTCCTGCTGTACCCACAACCCTTACGTTACCTGTACCTACATCCACTCTCTCTGTTGAAAGAGAAGATGCTAAATCCCAAATGTTTATGAAGCCAATGTTTCTTCGTACACTTGCAACAGCGAGATATGTTCTCCACGATGCCAAAGATTGCACAGTTGATACTGCTGTAAAAGCGTTTGCACTTCCAGGGTCACCAACTGAGCTCAGTGTAGCTGAAAAGTCGTTGAAGTATTGAGTTCCGTTTATTGCTACCTCTGGCTGTATCGCTACTCTAGCGGCAACATTTGAAAAGCCTAATGATAAGTGTGTTGGATTAAGGACACTCAAAGTTTTTACTGATGCTAGGTACAAAAATCCGTCTGCGTTATTGTCAGCACTAGACACTACAACGTATGTACCAGTTGCGTCTACAAAAGCATTTACAGGATAGTATAAAAGGTTTTTAATAGGACTTCCTGCTTCTGTCATTTCCTTCCAGTTCCCTGAAGAGATAGTTTTCCTGTAGAGTTGTATTCCAGTATATTGAGGTGAAATACTTGTAAAATCTTCTTCTGATCCAACAGTGAAGAAGTCTGTCCTTTTAAAGTTGTCCATTTTTGTTGACACTTGATTAGCAGTTATGACATCATCAAATCCCCATATCTGTGCAATCGTCACATTGTTTCCAGTATTTACCCTTAATGCTTCATTTGTTGCAACTCCGTCATAGTTTCCATCAGCGAAGTTGAAATACTCCACCTTTCCGTCTATGTATATATAGTGGCCTGTATCAAATACACAATCAATTATGTGCCATTCGTTCAGCGTCAATGTGAGCGTAGAGGTACTTGTTGTAGTAGCAACAGAGCCATCTACTGTGAACAATAGTTTTCCACTTGTATTTAGAGCTATAGTAATATCACCGCTTGTAGCTGCTAATAAAGTTACATTCTCCCACTCTGTAACATATATCATAAAAGAGACTGAAAAATCGTCACTTGTAATAGCAACTTGATCGCTCGTATCTGTCTGTATTACAGCGTTGCTAGTTTTTACTCCTTTTCCAAATAGAGCATTTTGATATATGAAATCAGTTGTGAAGGCTTCGTCACCTCCTGTGGTCTGGGTAGATCCAAAGTATTTATTTCCCGACAAGTTATCTCCGAAAGTATATGCAAATCGCATATTAGTACGAGTAAAAGTATTTCGTCCCCCGTAAGTGTAATTAAAAGTTGGAGAGCCGTGTGGTATTTTTTCTGCCTCCACATTACCGTAATAAATATAAAAGTATTTCTCTGTTACTGTGTTTTTATAAAAAGAGAGTGTGTAGTTTGGAGTAGAAGTACTATCTAATGTAGTCCAAGAAGTAAGTCCTATATTTGATGCAGTTTTGATGGTCGTGGTTCCAGCATTGCTGTACTCGAATATATAATAATTGGAAGCACTTTGTGATGCTACAGAGAATACAAGCCAGTGTGCACCTGATTGAGTTATATTTGTAGTTAGAATAGTGCTAATGTCTCTAAAAACATTAGTGACAGACTCCACAAAAGCACTAGAGGGAAGCGTTGCAACTGTAGCAACAAGTGTTCCAGGGTTGCCAGCATTGTTTGTATAGAGTCTTACAGAAACATCGCCAGGTGCTCCAGTCTTACTTCCACTTATCCTTATATGGTTTATGGTTTCTCCTGTGAGTGTAACAGGTACTGCATATGCAAAATCTGTTCCTTCTCCAAAACTAATTTCTGTACCTGTTCCAGTTTGTTGTTGTAATGTAGTGAGAGTTTGAACTCCTACGTCTACAGGATTATCTATCCACAAATCACCCTTAAATCCTGCGGTATCAAGGTTCTCAATAAATGTTGCTTTTTCTGTTACTCCATCACTGGTAGTTACTCGCACATCGGAAGCATCAGAGTTAATATGAGTCCAAAAATCAGCAGGTAATAGTGACATATTAAGTCGCATAGGTATTTGAGTTGCTTTATGAAGTGAATTAGACACGTCTACTCGTATTCTGTGTAACCAATCTCTCCCGTACCAGTTAGACAAAGCACTTCCTACTCCGTAAACAGTGTCAGATATTCCTCCCATAGCTCTTATGTTGTATGCTTTTTCTTCATCTGTCGTGAAAGTCTCCCACGATTGCATAGGTATAAGTTTTCTAGGGTCTTTATATATATCAAACCCTTTTACCATTTGAGCACCTGAAATAATGTCAGGACTGCTATCCCTCGGAGAGGTTTTTATTCCTCCATCCCACTTCATTAAAGATTTTCTCTTTATTTGACTCATTTTGTAAGGTTTATAAGGTTATTTATGCTGTTTAATCCTGCTTGATCTTGATCTATTTGTAGCTGAGTATCTGCGATTCTTATTTCAAGTTTTTCCTTTCTTGCTATAAGTTCTTCTTCTGTATACGTAACTTCTACAAACTCAGTCTTCTGTGTTTCAAAAGTAAAAACTGTTTCTTGCTTCCCTTCGTTTTCTACTGTCTCTGTTTTTATTAGCTTATCCATATTATGTGTATTTAATTGCCAAACCAATAATTTGAAGTGTGGTTGTGTTTGAGTTAATCCTAAGTCCAACATAATCTCCTGCTGTTACACCGACAAGTACGCCAGCAGCTGAACACTCCAAAAGTACATTTATTGTCGCACTCGATGTTGCATCAAGAACGGATTCAGCCCCTATTGTGTGTAGTTCTCCAACCTGTCCATAGTTAGAGTTTAAGTCGTATTGTACTGTCTCTGTTGTGTCAGGTATCATTACAATTTCCGCTTCTGTTAGTGCTGTGTAGTTGTCTGGTATTTTAAAGTTAAAGTATAGATTCTGTGCGTTGTCTGGTGTGTTTGTCACAAAGTGTCCCACTACTGTATCGTATGCACTTGTTACAGTGTTACCTCCTGTTACTGGTACAAAGAAATGTTTTTGTGATAATTCTGTTTGGATAGCATTATAAACTGCTAGTGAAGTTGGGATTGTAGTGTTAAGACTAGCTGATGTTGGTGTTGTTGTTGTTGTTGACATTCCAGCACTTATCAAATCTCCATCCGCGTTAAACTTACCGAGTTCGTTTGTACTACCTTTTGTACCTGTGATAACAGTGACATCTAATCCACTTCGTGAAGTAGATTTTATAGCAGAGTACGGAAGGTCTTGAACAGTATTCAAATCCCCGTCTATTGTCTTATTTGTTAGAGCTACTGTTTGTGTAGCCTCAATCTTGTCTGTATTAAGATTGTTAAAGTTAGTGTTGATAACTCCTAGCGATGCACTCCCTGTGTCTGTATTTTGTAATGTTGTTATTGTACTCATATTATTCTTCTAAGTTGTTAATTCTAGGAAAGTTTGGGTAGTACCACGGCAATGCTGTTTGCCATACCAGTACGCCCACTGTCCATAGATTCGTTCTGCTTGGATTTTCTAAATTATTTATCATCGTGCGTCAATATATTTAGCTTCTAATGCAAAATTGGTGTCGTTGTTCATCTTTGATATATGAAGTCCGAGTTTTCTTTCCTCTACCTGTATTTCTGTATACAAATCGTTCTTTACTGTCATCTGTTTAGCAGAAGCAAGGTAAAAACACGTTAACAAAGCTAGTAGGTGATGAAAGGTTGTTGGTAGTCCAGGCTCTCTTGTGGTGTCTGTATCGAGTATTGGAGAAGGAATGCGAGGGAAGAATATCTTAATACCGTCAGCCGATGTATAGTTCGGGTTTATATCAAATACAAGTCGCTTGCCTGATAGTCTGTACTTTGTAGGTGAACCTGAAACAAGTGAACCTGAAAGAGTTTCAAATTCTATTCCTGATTTTTCTAGTTCGTAAAAGTTACCAGTAGAAGACTTTACAAAAACCTTTGCTACATACAAAAGGTTAGCAAAGTTACTATCTTCTCTTATGTCGTATATGTAAGTTCCACTAGTGAGGTCTAGAGTGCCTTCAGGGAGGTCTGGGTAGTTGTCATCATCATACTGAAACAACCTATCTTGCACTAAGATAGCGTTTACCACCTGGTCCTGTGCAACATTGAGTAGTCGTGTTTTCTTTGCAACAGGAAAGTCTGTGTCATTTGTATCTAGTCTGTCGTTTATGTAGTTTCTGATTGTAGTTATATTCATAGTTATTTTACATTATTTCTAGTGTCCCTATCCTTCCCCCCGTAAAGGGAGAAAAGAGAGACGCTATGCTACACGAGTAAACGTGTATGCTGTTGCACTTGAAAACATAAGTCTAAATTGTGCTTGTCCAGTTACTCCTGAAACTAGAGTCAATGTACCGCCCATTGCTGATTGGATTCCATTTACTGCTACTACGATTGTTACTGTACTTGCACCTGCTGTGTTGTCGATGAACAAGTCAAAGACTGTACCTCTTACAGCACCCAATCTAGCTCCTAACAGTGTTCCTGTTGGAAGTGTGATTGCTGTTGCTGCTGCTGAAGTAGACGTTATATATCCTGATGCTACCTGATTTGCTGTTGCTGTCGCTGTAGAGTTGATTGCTACAGGAGTATAAACAAGCGTAGGGGCATTTAGGAATGGTTGGTCTAGTCTTGGATTTTGCGTTGATGTTACTGCCATAATTTTATATTCGTTTAGTTAATAATAGACGACTATAAAGTTAGGCTACGTTAATATCGAGCAAGATAGGTTTCATGTTTGTCCACACATTATATTTGTGGTCAATACGAGATTCCAAACCTACACCAGAAATCTGAGCTGAAGAAACTACTGGGTTAATAAGAGTCTTCATCTTTCCGTATGTTGATTTTACGATACCTACTGCAAGAGCCTTCTTAACACCTGCAAAAACGTGACCTGACACGTTTCGTGATGTTGAGTAGTGCTCTACGCCTAGATATTTGAAACCTTGTTTGATACCGTTCTTTAGAACATCATCTGCTGTACTGAAACCTTCTGATGTAGCAAGTAGTTCTACAAGCTCATAGTCAGCTTCGCGCCAGATGATAAATGATCCATCGCTATTCATTTTGTCAGTTCCTCCTGCTGCACGGATAACACGCTTCATTGAAGAAATGATTTTCTTTACGTTAGAGATTGAAACTGTGATAGGGTCTGTTGCTGCACCTCCGAGTCCAATAGATAAAGTTCCGAAGTCTGTTAATGCCGCGTGTTCTGCAAGCATAAGAGTTTCCATTCTTTCGTTAAGAACTTTACCCATTCTGTCAGCGATTTCCATAAAGTCAGAGAATGTCTTCTGTGCAAGGTCTGCATCATCGATGTGTTCTGCTGAATAAATGTAAGCACTGATTGTTACAGTATCATCTACTGTTGCTACTGCTGTTGATGTATAACCTGTTCCACGAGTACCTGTTCCGACTGTTGAGTCAGTTAGATAAGGGTTTCTCCAGATTCCACTGTCTGTATATTTTACTGTACAAACTTCTTTCCATACTGTCGGAGCACCTAGACGCTCCTGTAATTTCACTTCGTATTCGATTGTTGGTATGATTGCCACGGTATTTTGTTTTTGTCAAGAGCAACCTCTATTTCTTATTAAATACGCTATAATTAGTTCAATTTTCTTTTTCCAATATTTCTACCTTTGTAGTTGTCTGTCTTTGAATGACATTCTTCACATAAAGTAACTCCATTAGTTATGTCCCACATATCTTTACAGTCTCTAGCATCCTTTCTAACTTTGATATTATTTTCTGTAATTAGACGAGCAAAACTTTTTATATGATGGACTGTAACATATCCAGTTGCATTACACTCTTGGCAAGTAAAGTTATCTCTGATAAAACAAGACGAACGCCATTTTATATATTCTGGCATTGTCCTGCAAGAGTTGTCTATCTTAGATACCCCTCCTTTCCAATTGTGGTGTTTCTCCCCTGTTCTTTCTCTCATCATTTGTTTCTGCTTTTTACTTCCTTTCATACCTAGAGTGGTTATGTGAGATGAAGTTTTGTGATAACAAGTCTGAGAACAGAACTTTTTATTAGGCATAAAGCAATCTGTTTGGAATGGATTTTTACAGGATAAGCATAATTTATCTATCTTGGTAATTCCCTTGGCGTAGTGTTTACGACTAGGGTATTTTCTACCTAGGTTTATAAGTTTATGTTGCTCTGTTCTTGTGTAGATTCCTGATGGCATATTAAGCCAATTATAGCATATTTAATTGTAAATGAGCTTCGCTATCAACTTATTTAATAACTAATAAGTTATCAAATGGCTTTGGTTTAGGAGTTGTAAAACTGTCCATTAGAAACACCTTGCTTTAGCTTATGGTTGACTACTTTTATCCTAATATTTTGAGGTACATCTTCTATTGGTTGTGTCGCCCAGTATTCTACAGAGTCTGTAGGAACACTATTTGAGCGAGCTCCTTTAGGAGTTGCCTGAGCAGTCATTGCTAAATCACGAGTTTCTTTAAGTTTCGCTTGGAAGTAGGGATTTTCTAAAATTTGTTCTAGTGATTCGCCAGTTCTTTTTATGGCTTCTTGCACTAACTTTGTTTCTTCCCCTATAATTCCATTCGCTACTAGGAATGCTTTTTCTCCATAATCTAAGCCATCTGATCTGCTAGAATTCTTTTCTGGTACTATACCCAAGTCTCTATTCACTCGTGCAAGTTGTCCTTCAAGTCTAGCCCTTTTTGCTTCTAAATTTTCAGTAGATTTTTTAGGTTCTACTACTTCTTCAGCCTCTTCTTCTACTTCGTCATTGATAGGGTCAATGATAACCTCTTCTTCTTCATTAGTATCCATAATGATATGTTTTTTAAGTCATTGAGTTGGCAATGATACCGTTTTTAAATACCTTTTAAGGTAGTATAACCATTTTAAAATACCTTTTAAGGTAGTATAACCATAAACTTACGCTACTTCTTCCACTGTTTCCTCTGCCACTGGAGCCTCTACTACTACTTCCTCTGCTCCTTCGATGATTATTTCTTCCATAAAATAAATATATTAGTTAATAATTTAGCTCAAATCGTAACTTATCGTTGCGTTAAGAGTTCCTCCGACCGTTAGATATAGTCCTCTTATGAAGTCCATACCTCCGAAATCAATATATCTTTCTCCTGTTGTAGCTACTACACTGAATGTTAGGGTATCTATCAAAACACTTCCTGTTGCTCCTGCTCCTGAACCCATAACAAGTCCTGTAAAAGCATAGTTAGCCATAGTTTCAGTTGTAGCGATAGAGTTGCCTGCAACGCCTGTGTTCCTTGCGTTGAATACCTGTGTTGTGTTCGTGTTGGTTGTAGCTACTACTGTCGGATGTTGATTTGTACCAGTACCGTAATCAGTTCCCATTACCCCTGAAAGGTTTACTGCTGCCTTAATTTTATCCAAGAATACTGCTTCTGATGTTACCCAAAGGATTTGAAAAGGTACTGCTGTTAGTCCTAGAGTTTCTGCAAGTGTGATTACTCCTGTGTAAGTTGTAGTGTCTAGTGTGAATGTTGCCTCATCTGTAGTTACTGCACCTGTCATCGTTGCACCAGTCCATCCTGTGTTAGCTAGAGTGTCGGTAGTTGCGATAGCATTTAACACTGTAGTTTGTGCTGCTGTTCCGATAGTTCGTGTTCGGATAATCTGTGTAGTATCTGTATTAGTTGTAGCGATTACATCTGGGTGAACCAAAGTACCTGTTGAGTATTGAGTTCCTGCTGTTTCTGATGCGTTGATAGCTAGTTTAAGGTTATCAAGCATTGTCGCTTCACTTGCACCTCTTAGGAACTGATACGCTACTGCTGGTGCTCCATACGTTTCTGATAGAGCATCTACTTGAGTGTAGATTGTTGTTCCGATAGTTACTGTTGCGTTTGCTGTAGTTACACCTGCGTCAGAAGCTCCTGTGCCTCCACCGAGTGTAGTATCAGCCCATACTGTTCGTAATGCTGTTCCTGTAGTTGCTACTGAATCGAGTGATGTTCCAGGGACTATTCCTCTTACTGTGAGAGTAGTTGCGTCAGATGCTACTGCTCGTACTTGTGTGTTTACTACTGTTCCAAAACCATACGTCACACCCAACATGCCAACACCTGCTATTGCATTGATAGCGTTCTTTGCGTTTAGAAGTGTTGCTGTGAGAGTTGTGCCAACTAAGATTTCATCTGCTGCACCTGTGAGAACTGCCACGAATGTATATGTTCGTGTTCCGATAACCATTACGTTAGTTGCAACGATAGCGTCACCAGTCAAAACTGATACTGCGTGAGTCGCTGCTACGCTTGCACCTGTTGAAGTTAAGGTTGATGTACCATAGTTTGCTGGTACTGTTGCTGCAACTGATTGTGTAAGAGTTGTTGTTGCTACTACACCTGACTCTGTTCCATCAAAGATTCTTAGTGTTCCTGACGTGTGACTGTTGATGATCAGTCTTTGTAGTTTGCCTTGTCCTCGTACTACTATTCCTGATTCTGTTATGTTTCTTTCTATTGCCATTTTGTTTTTAATTTAATTGATAATTACTCTGCTATATTGTAAATGCTTTCGACTTCATCCTTTTTATCACTTCTAATACTTTTAAGACTTTCAAAAGCATTGTGCATTGTGTTGATTCCTGCCCATTGTGCCTTTAGCTGTTCTCCCAAAAGTTCGTTTGGTATAGGGTTGCCCATAGTCATTGAAACCAAAGAGAAAGCACCATTTAGCAATGGCTCTGCTTTTTGTCCTGGGTGATTGACTCCGTGAGTATACAAGCCTTGAAGAATAACCTTTTTAACTGCTTCCAGAAGGATTTCATCTTTACAGAATGCCTCGATTTTCTCTATTTCTATTTCATTAAGATATTCTTTCATAATTATTGTACTGGTACGTTACTTTGTAATGGTGATGCTACTGGGTTTATCGGCGCTTCGGGCTCTTTAACTGGTTTTGTTATGTTTGTGAAATGCATCGGTGAGAGTCCTGAGTTTTCAAAAAGTTCGTTTAGCTGTTTACTCATTGATGCTATTGGTACACCTGCTCTTAGTAATTCTCTTATAAGGTTAGACATCTTGTCAGCGTTCTCTGCAAGGTTAGCTTGCTTTCCTGTTATATTGACGAACACTTTGACTGGTATGCTTTCTAATTCTCCCTTTAAGATTTCCATAAACCTGCGATTGCCTTCTTTCAAGAACTGTGTGCGAAGAGTATCTTTCATTGTTTCTCGTTCCTCTTCTGTGATGACCTTACCCTCTTTAAATATCATGTCTTTTATCCTTTTCTCTACTTGATTTCCTATTACCTTGTCTGCTATCTCTTGTATTTCGTCTAGTGATAGCTCTTCACTGAACTTCTTGCCTGCGTTCATATCTTTGACGAGCCAGCCTAGTATCCAGTCTGCGTATAGCTCATCTGCAAAGAATGTAGCTATTTTACCCTGACGATACTTGTGTATTCCATCGCCTTGATGAAGAAGTGCATTGGTAGTAGAGAATGGGGTACCTGATACTGGATTTTTACCTAGTGAGGCATCTGAAGCAGAGCCTAATTTCTGTGCTTGGTTTTCTTGTCCTATTTGGAAGTTCTGAAGAGCTGCGACATTTTGCAAGCTCATATCTACCCTAGATAGTGGTTTACCTTGTTCGTGTTTCAATACTGTAAAGTTGGGTAGACCTTTGAGTTTTTGATTAGCTATTTCATCACTATCAGTCTGCAAAAGGTTCACAGCGCTGTCTAGCATTTCTTTTAGCTTAATTCCTGCGTAGTTATTCCATACTTGCGGCTCAAATAGACGTTCTACGATAGACCTACCGCAAGCTCTACCTTCTGAGCGTATTCTGTCTATCTTTATAGCCTTGAAGTTACTACTAAGTGGCTTATCCTTGCCTTTATATAGTGTTATACCGTTCTTGTTACCGTCTTCTCCTGTGTAATAGCAGACAATGTGCATTTGATGACAATACTTATACATTTCTGCGTCATCATAGAGCCATATTTCGGGTAGATTGCCTCGTAGTTCGTAAACTTCTATGTATTTGCTTGGAGTTTTTACAGTCTGATCATTAGCCAAAGATTCTTTCTTTTGTGATAGAGACATTGCAATTGCCATGTTTATCTTGTCGTCATACCATTTACCTTTAAACTCTACTAGCTCGCTTATTGTGTACTGGTGTCTTATACAAATCGGTCCTGCCATAATGTCAGATTGATCACAGAAAGCGATTGTCTTTAGTTTTACTAGATCTGGTTTCTCATTGTTCACATTCTTAATAAATGCTAGGTCAAATATTACTGATGACTCTACAACATCGTCTATAAACGTATCTACTTTGTGCTTTCTAGCCCATTGTGGGTTGTATTTCTTTATTAAAAAGGATAGGTGGTAGTTATCTTTGTCGTCTACAAAAGGTACAATATCCTTTACGTCAAAACCCTCTGAACGGAAAGCTACGTCTAAGATCGGTGTGACAATATCGTTATAAGGGCGTAGTCCGTCCTCATTTGAGCCTCTGTTGAACCAACCATTAGCCACGTTGGTACATCTTTCAATGTGTTCGAGCATATTCCAGCTCTTTGATGTAGTCAAAGGCACTCTAGCTGTTCTAAAGTTATTTGCTTCGGTAGTTATGTAGCTAAAAACATCTTTCTCTTCCATCTTATGCGTATTCTTGAGTGAGGTTTTGAATAAATACATCCATCACGTCTTCATTGTTGAATAACCTCTTACTTTGCACTAGGTTTAGCTTGCGTTCTGTGATTATCTTTTTAGCTCCTGTCCCAGTTGATAGAGTGAAGTAGGTATCAGTATAAACAAAGTCAGGCTTGAGTTCTAGTAAGGTCTTTTTAATATCAGAAGTTCTTTTAGAGAATGTTACTTCGTTGATTTTTCCTTTCAGTTGAAATGTTTTTAGTTTTGTCACACATACAAGATAACACCACTAGCACATCATGCAAGTTTTTAGCAAGTTAATTTAGCGATAGACCACAAAACATAGATTGATGTCAATTATAGTTACTAGGATTAAGCTTATTTTTTAGTTTCTTTTCTACTATGAGTTTATATTGCATTATTTATTTCAGGTTTGTTTGATTCGAAATCAGGGGCATAGAATGGACGATGGGCGTTGTGCAACTGGTGAGATAGGCTATCTAAAACATCATCGTTTTGTCCTCTTGGAAATGTTCTCATCTCGTCTAGGAGTTCTAGGTGACTTCCTATTAAGAAAATACCGTTATTCTCCCAGCGTGGAATGAGTCCTCGTATTCTTGTTTCTTTCTGAATACCCTTGTGTTTTAAAGCTGTTACGGAGAAAGGGTAGTGTCTTTTTCTCATCTCATCTTGCAAGAAAGGTTGTATTGCCATAGTAAAGGTAGTCTCTTCGAGTCCTATCATTTTAGGGCTGTATGTTTTATGCAAATAGAATAGATGCTCAATCAATTCCTTTGTATTTACTTTTAAGCGGTAAGAATATATATACCACTTGTTTTGCATGTCTACTCGGTTGATAGTAATTCCTGTAAAGTCTGCACTTTCTTTTTCTGATACAGCACTGTCGATTGTGATATAGCAGTTAGTGTCTTTCTTTCTGACTTCTTCTTCGGTTACGATCTGAACGTGGTCTTTCTTAAATTCTGACAGGGTGTCATCTACTGGCTTATTCATCATCTCATAAGAGAACACAAAAGAGCCTAGTTGGCGCTGTTTATCCTCGATTGATACTTTACCCGTCTTCTTGGCTTCATCGTCTGTGAGTGCGTATTTTGAATCCCACGTTGGCAATCCGTCTACCATTACTGGTATGTTACGGACACGGATACCTTTGTCTGTCTTAGCTCGGTCAAAAATGTACTGAATGTTTCCGTACTCTGTAATAAAGTTACCAAGATATAATATACAGCCATCAGGACTTAGACCTGCCATCGCTTCACTGATATGATCTTTGACTTGCTTTGTATATGCTTGGGAGTCCTTTGTCTTGTTCGTTTCTATATCATCTAAAAGTAAGAAATCTGGTCTTTGGTTTAAGTGAATACGTCCTCGGACTGATTCCTGTGTACTGTGAGCTTCTACACGAATACCATTCTCTGTAACGAAGTTATTGATACGGTTTTGTTTGATTTCGTGTATGGCACGTCTCTTGGAGAATAGTGTAGGGTAGTCAGCGCTTAGTCTTGCGTTGTTAGTTAGCTCGTAGGCAATATCAAACAAGATACGTTCAGCGTTCTCTCTGTCAAAGGAATCCACACAGATATAACGCTTTTTGTTATAGGATATCATCCACATAATAAAAAGTTTGGAAAAAGTAGTGTTATGAGTGAGTAAATAATCATCTGTTACATAAAGTCCATCTTCGTTAGATACCTTTATACATCTTCCTAAGTCTTCTCTTTTATACTCTATGCTAACTATGCGTGAAAAAGTTTCTTTAGATAACTTATGATTTTTAATCTTCCTTACCACTCTAAAAGGAGTATAATCTGTAAGTAAAATACTAACCTTCCAACACACACATTCTTTTCTCTCTCCTTTATATAATACAAAGGTTTTAGTTTTTACTTTTTTTGCTCTACCTCCCAAGCTTCTAACAAGGGAAACTACTCCGTCAACTAAATTTTCATTAGTATTACAAAAAGAAGCTGTGCCACTAGATACAGTTCCGTCAGTATCCATAAGTCCTTCTAATAATGCTTTTCTCTGGTCTATAGAGCCATATAAATAATCATCTGGTATATGTTTATTGTTTAATACCCCAATATCTTTAAGTTTTTTTTGTAGAGAATGCCCACCTCCTCTGTTGCCAGTAATAACTAAAGACGGAGTCCTCTCTTTATTAAGCACTTTCTTATATTTCAGATTCAGCTTATTTGCATATTCCTCAAGATAGTGTTCAATTTCTGGTTCTATGTTAGTTATCCTAACATCAGCACTTGATCCATCCCCAAGCCATACACCCAAGAAGTAGGGTTCGATTGTTAGTTCTTTTTCTTTTAATTCAACTGGTTTTACTGTATCTAATGCAAATTTATATTCTTTATACTTTTTACCATTTCTTTTATCTGGAAGTCTGTCATAAAAAAGTCCTTTATCTAAAATCTCTTGAGTAGATATAGTTTCATACTTAGTCTTAACATTTGTCATTTTTCTAACTGTCCACAAATGCTCACTATCACACTCTGTACTTCTTCCGTCTTCTGTTCGTATCTCATATATTGGTCTTTTAACAATAGGAGACATAAAGATAATATCTGTTGCTTTTCCATTTGAACCAATAACCTTATCTCCAACCTTTAGCTTACCAAGTTTTGTGTAACCATTAGGAGTCATTAAATTAGCTGTTAATGGTTGTCTTTTTGCCGACTCTCTGAAAGCGATCCAAGCTACTTCTCTTATCTTGCCATCGGTTAAATCGTGGAGGTCATCTATAAAATCATAGTGATATGGAGCTAGTGAGTATTGAAAGTAGTTAGAAAAATAGTATAGTGCAAACAAACCAAACGAGTGTTCGGCGAGAAATATACGTTCCTCTTTAGAACAGTTTAGCATTTTCTCTAGTCCTGCTTTATATTGGTCTTTGGTCATCGTTTATTCTTTTAGGTATGGAAAAGTATTTCCATGACCACAGTCCATTGGAAACTTATTCAATTCCTCTAATGCTTCTAGTTTTTCTTCCATAGATGTCGTGTCTTCTTGTATTTCATCTTGTTCGCATACTTTAAAGAAGCGTGAGGCAGAGCCAGAGTCTCCGAAATGTACTCCACTTTTTATATTATTTGCTATGTGTGTAGGATTGCCTTTTTCTCTATCAAACTCTTTACCCATAAAATTCAAAAGGTAAGTTACGCCCTTTACCATCGTTTCTTTTATATTCAAATTTTGAGTAGTCATATTACTTCCCTATCAATCCCAATAATGCTTTCTTATCTTTTTCAGTTATAGTTTCAGGTATCAAGTCTTTACCGCCTTTGCCTCTGAGTTCATTTATCTGCAAAGCCTTTCCATATACTCTATCATTTATATCCTTACTAAAAGAAAAGTCTCCGTCCTTTGCTCTTTTGTAAGCCACTTTCAATAAGACTTTCCTTACTTCACTTATTGGTAAGTTGTTATCTTTTGCTATGTCAGCTATCACCTCGTCAAAATCAGTATTCCAGTCTCTTGTACCGAATTTTCTGCCACCAAGTTCGCCTATTTTGTTTCCTTTCTTGAACTTACCATTCTTATCAAAATTAGGGTTACTTGTCGGTTCTTTCGTTACTTCTGTGTCTTTTTCCATATAATTTTTTTACCGTTAATTTTTATGTTCTCGTTACCAGTATAGTCTACAATGTATCCCATTTTATCATAAATTTGTTAGCTTGTAATTTATTCTTTCTTTGTAGGTGGTCTAGTGCGTTGCAAACTCTACACAACACTTCTAAATCGTCTACTTTTCTTTTTTTTGTTAAAATCATATCCATCATTGAACCATATCCATTTTCTCTTATTTCTTTAGCACCACCTCCATTCTTATGATTAAACTCTAGGAAAGACAGCTCGTTGCACCCACATAATTTACAAACTGCACCACCTACTTTATCCATTGCTTTAATCTTTCTATTTAAGTAACTTCTTTTTCTAACCAATGCTTGTTTTTCTGGGTATTTATCTCGCCACCTTTTAACCCACATGGCTGAACGAGCCTTTAGTTGTTCTGATGTTAGGTTTGGTTTAGGTAATGCCATAACATCAATTATACACTAATCCTCTTTTAAAGTCCACTCATGTTCTTCTCCATTCTTTTTAATTTTTGTTATACCAGTATATTTACACCATCGCTCTACAATCACGTCTACATATTTGCTATCAAGTTCCATTCCATAACATATACGCCCTGTCTTTTCTGCTGCTATGAGCGTAGAGCCTGAGCCTAAATATATGTCAGCAACTATGTTCATCGGGCTTTTGTACCATAACCATATCTTTTCAATTAGACCGATGGGTTTCATTGTTGGGTGAACCCTGTTTCTAGCCTCCTGAGGAGCATCTTTAGACAAAAACCCAAACCATTCAAAATTAAACACATACTTCTTATGCTTTTTCTTACTCCAAAACATCTCAAAGCAATTACCTATACCTTTTTGTTGTTCGTCTGAAGACCTTTTATTCCAGACAAGCAAACAACCGTCTTTACCATAATTGGGTATTAAGTCTATAAAATAATCTGCTCCCCATATAAACACTTCTTTACAATAATTAAAGTTAGCAAAAATACTATTGATTAACTCAGGTGTAAAGTCCTCGTTATCTCCTATTACCTTATCGTATTTGTTGCCGAGAAGTTTGCCCTTAAAACCAATAGATTTCGCACTTCCCTCTATCTGACTGAAATCTGTGTCCAAGAACATTCCATACGGTGGGTCTGTAAACACCATATCAGCTTTCTTCCCACCCATCAGCTTCTCAACATCATCTACCTTTGTACTATCCCCACAAAGGATGCGGTGCGAGCCAAGTTCATAAAGGTCACCAAGTACACTTTTAGGTACTTCGGGTATTTCTGGTACTATATCGTCAGCTTCGTCTGCTTCTATAATCAAATCTCTATCAAAGCCCGTAAGGTCAAACATCTCATCTGATAACACTTTTAACTCCTCAATAGCAAGTTTCATATCCCACTCGCTTTCGTTTAACTTGTTGTCAGCTAGTCTATACGCCTTAGCCTGCTCTTCTGTAAGGTCTACTACTTTTATGTATTCGTCTTTTACTTCCATTCCTAGTAGCTTTAAAGCTTCGTATCTGCCATGTCCCACGATGATTACACCTTGCTTGTCTACTACAATAGGTTGATTCATGCCAAATTCCTTGATTGAGTTAGCCACTTGCTCAATCTGTTTCTTTGGATGCTTTTTAGCGTTTTTGATATAAGGGGTTATTTCCATATTGCATACATTGTACCATACTTTTTATCGTTTTCCCGACACATGGAAGGTATTGTTCTAATAATTGTG